AATGTGGATGTCGAAGGAACAACTATCAAATTTAAACCTAACTTGCCAATCAACCGATCGGATATCATAAATCAGATCAAGGAATCGCAAGAGTTTATACCGTTATTAATTAGCTTAGGTTGGTTGGATGATATCGATAATCCACAAGAAGTGGTTGAAATGCTGAATCAGCAAAAAGAGGAAAACATGAAACTCCAAGCTAAAGTGTTAGGTGTACAAGCTGAAGATAGTCATTCAGATTTGGATGATGAGCCAGAGGAGGACGAAGAAGATGAATGAACAACAGTTAAAAGAGCTAATGAAGATGAACGAGAACAATCAAACACTTGAAGCTACTTTCTTTGAAATGCAAAAAAGTTTTGATTATATAGCGAAGCAAGGGAAATATTTGTTCGATAAATGTTTAGAAGAGGGATTTAACGAAGAGCAAGCTTTAAAATTTTCTATCAGCATTTTAACTGGTGGGGTGAAATAAGGAGCTGATTAAATGGCTCAAAAGAAACGCAAGCTATCCTACTGGGAACGCCGCAATGTTGATGCTGAACAAAAGATAAACGATGATGCAATCAAAGTTGAGGAAGCTGTGGCGAAAGCGTATAGACAAGCACAAACATATTTAACCCAAAAGGTTAGGAAGCTATTTACTCGCTCTCAGCAACGATCTGGACTATCTGAGGATGAGGCTAAACGGATACTGAACCAAACAACATCAGTTGAAGATTTAACAGAGTTGAGAAAACTATCTAAACAGATTAAAGATCCTGAATTACAAGCTTCAGCAAAAAACAGATTGCAAGCATTAGCATTTAAAGAGCGCATCACTCGTGCGGAGGACTTGAAAGCCAAGTCTTTTTTAGTTTCTAAGCAAGTTGCTGATATTCAACTAGAAAAGCAGACGGAATTCTATGTAGATGCTATTCACGAATCGTATCGTGAGGCAACGGCTGAATCAGTCATCCGAAAAGCGCAAGAGAATGCTAAGAATGGCATAGTCATCGAGGTCTGGAATAAGAAGGATTATCAGTTTAAGGAACTATCGACCAGGTATACAAAAAACATCCTTGATAGCCACTGGCATGGATCGAATTATTCTAAACGGATATGGGGAGATACTGAAGCTTTGGCAGCTAGGCTAGAAGAGTTGTTCACTGTCGAGTCTATGACTGGCATGTCTGAGTTTGAAATGACTAAGGCAATAGCTAGTGAATTTGACCGTTCCATTGGTGTCGCTAGGCGTTTGATTCGTACAGAAGCTAATTACATGGCTAACCAAGCAAAACTAAAAGCGTGGCAAGACAACGGCGTAAAAGAGTACATGCTTGTTGCTGTGTTGGATTTGCGAACGTCTGAAATCTGTAAAGCTAAAGATCATAAAATTTATCCAGTTTCTGAAGCTAAGGTAAACGGTGCTAGCGGAACGTATCCGCCGTTTCATCCTTGGTGTAGAACAATAGCTGTCATGTACAGTAAACGTACTCTGAATCTACCTAGAAACGCATTAGATCCTATCAGCAGTAAAGTTATTCCGATCAGAGATGATACGACCTATAACGACTGGATGAATAAGCTGAAAGAAAAGTATTCGGATGATGAAATTGCTATACAGAGGAGAAAAGTAGTCAATGCCAAGCGTGACAATGCTGAATACAGGTCGTTGAAAGATGTTTTGGGTAAGAAAGATTCGCCGATAAACCTAAATGAGTACCAAAACTTGAAATACGGCAACAAAAATGGCTATAACAAATTAAAAAAAGCTTATCAGCAAGCAAAATAGCCCATTAGCTACTTGGGGCTTTACAAATTAAGTGAGCAATAATCTAATAACGTGTGTGGGTTCAAAATAGAATACAAAAGTGAGAGCACTGTGTTTGGGCGAATGCGTGGATGGGGTGCTTTTTGTTATGCCTGTTTTGAGTGTGCATGGGTAAAGGAGAAAGCTATGAAAGAGAATAAATTGTTAATGGACCAATTTGTAGGACAAAAATGCGGCAATCGGTTGATGAAGATGAAACTGCAATTCTTTGCTGATGGTGGCGATGGTGATGGTGCAGACGGTGGTCAAGGTAGCGGTGAAGGCGATGGAGAAAGTAAAACAATTTCTTTTACCAGCCAATCTGAATTTGATTCTGTTGTTGACAAACGTATTTCTAAAGCTATCGAAACAGCACAGGCTAAATGGCAAGAAGAAGCAGATAAAAAAATCAAAGATGCTGAGAAAAAAGGTCAAATGTCTGCCGAAGAAAAAGCGCAATACGAGTTGCAACAAGAACGTGATCAATTAGAAGCCGATCGTGTGGCTCTGAAGCGGGATAAAGACGAAGCGGGTACAATCAAACGGCTTGCTACTGATAAACTGCCTGATTCGCTCTCAACTGTTTTGGCACCACTGTTCGGCGGTGATGAAAAGAATTTGGATGAAGCTTATGGCAATGTATCTAAAGCCTTTCGTGAAGCAGTTGAACAAGCAGTCAACATTCGTCTTGCAGGATCAGCTGATAACCCAGCAGGTAACGGTGGTGGTTCAGGTGCAGAATCAATCGGTAGTCAATATGCCAAAAATGCAAACAGTCGTGCAAAAGCAGAAAACGACAACTTTTGGAAATAAAAAAAATAGGAGGAAAAACAAATGTACGTAAAACCAATTAAAACAGCTGAGCATTTAAACTTCTTAGCTAGTGCAAAATTTCAAAACTTTACCTATCAAGCTGACAAATCTTTCGAAGCAGGTGAAATCTATCCAGCGAATGACGCTACAGCTTTAGGTATTGTATTTAATTCAGTAACTGCGGATGCCGAAACAGGCTCGCAACCAGTAGCGATCCTTGTAGGTGGTTATGTTTTGGCTGATCGTTTGCCAGAAGCACCCACGGATGCTGCAATCACTTCATTGAAGAATATCACTTTCTTAGATGCTAACAAAAAACCAAAAGTAGCCGCTGGCAGCGGAGAATAAAAGAAAGCAGGAGGAAATAAACATGCCAACAATTATGGAATTATTTACACAGAATGAAGTTTTAAGCTATGTTCGTGATCGCGAATATAAACCTTTGCTAGGTGAAACTCTTTTCCCTGAACGCAAACAACCTTCTTTGAAATTGGATCAATTAAGCGGTGGTAGCCGTATCCCTATCGCGGCATCTATCCACGACTTCGATACTGAGGCGGAAATTGGCAGCCGTATTGCTAATAAGCAAGAGTTGGAACTGAGCTTGATCAAACGCAAAATGCAATTGAAAGAAACAGACATCATTGCATTAGAGAATCCACGCACGCCTGCAGAACAAGCATATGTAGTAGGTCAAGTCTACAATGACATCGATCAGTTAGTAGCTGGTGTCCGGGCTCGTGTTGAAGCTATGCGGATGGAAGTATTAGCTGCTGGCCAAGTGACTGTTAAAGAAAATGGTTTGAACTTCACGCTTGATTACCATGTGCCTGCTGAACATAAAGAAGCTTTGACTGGCACAAATGTATGGACGAATGAAAATTCTGATCCATTAGCTGATATTGAACGTTGGATTGATGTATTGGATACTAAGCCAACTCGTGCATTGACTTCTCGCAAAATTTATCGTGCGCTTGCTACCCATCCTAAAATCATTGCTGCAATCTTCGGTAAAGATTCTGGTCGTATAGTTTCTCAAGCTGACTTGGATGCGTTCATGGAAACTCATGGGTATCCAGTGATCCGTACTTACGATGAAAAATACAAAGTACAGGAAGCTAATGGGAAATATACTACTAAGAAATATTTCCCAGAAAACAAATTTGCAATGTTCAATGACGACTTGTTGGGTGAAACATTATATGGGCCAACCGCTGAAGAAACGCGTTTAACTCGTGACCCAGCAGTTGATACTACGCTTGTCAGCAATGTATTGGCATCTGTTTACGATGAAACGCGTGATCCTGTCGGAACTTGGACGAAAGCTGTTGCAACTGCATTGCCTTCATTTGCAGCTGCTGATGAAGTATTCCAAGCACAACCAATCGCATAGGAGGAAAAACAATGTTTAAAGTCAAAGTAAAAGATATCCCCGTATTTTATGCGGGGAAACGATATGTTTCTGGTAAAGAACTAACGATTGAAAACGAACATATGAATGATGATTTGTTTGATAAAATCGAAGAAATTGAAAATGTTCCATTCAAGGGAGTCAAAGAAGCTACTTTGCGCAAAGCGCTTGAGGCTGCAGAGATTGATATTCCTGAAGAAGCTGATCGGGATGCGTTGATTCAGCTAATGAATGACAATCAAGTAACTTTGTAAGGTGTGATAGCTTATGAAAGAACAAAACCAAGTCGTCCTAGATACGCTTGCTGTCGAACTAGGGCGTAAGTTTTCTATCACGGATCCAACGGCTATTGAGGTATTGAAAGATGATATCAAAGATGCCATGTATGATGCCTTGGATTATTGCAATCGTGATGTGCTTGTGGGCAATATGCCATCTTCTGTTAAAGATTTGTATATCTTTCGCAGAAATACTGAAGGCAACGAAGGGGAAACAGCCCGTACTGAGGGCGGTGTATCTCAATCGTTCGAAATTGGTATTCCTGCAAAGATTCGATCAAAACTCAATCGCTATAGAGTAGCAAAAGTGAGGTCGTTCAGATGAGACTTAGAGAACGAGACTTGCAAACAGTCTACCTAAAAAAGCGAAA